TTCTTGCCTCTGTTTCTCCAGAGTGAATATTCTATTACGTAATTCGGATGAACTAAAATTGTGTTGCCGTTTATGATAGTGCAACTCAATGTTATTTTGCATACAGTATTGTTTGCCAGTAAAGTCCCGATTGAGGTATTCTTCACTTAGAAAACGGATATGCATTGTTTGTGACTGAATTAGATTCAACAAGTCAGATTCAGTATCATAAAGTAAAATCTCATCAACATACTTGCAACCTTGTAACTGAATATATCGTTCATAGATTGTTTGTGCTGGTTTATTTTTGATTCCTGGTCGGTCAACACTAGGATCAACCTGAAGTGCAACTTTTAAATAATCACAAAGTTCTTTTTCCATTTTTAACATTGCAACATGGCCAGCATGAAACAAATCAAACGAGGAACAATTAAATCCTATCTTCATATAATCTTTTTCCTAACTTACTAATAATCTTTTCAAAATTAAATGAACTTATGTCCATCTCCAAATCAGATTTTAACTTACTATTGTCTAAAACAAATTGGTCAAAAAATTTATCACTCTTTGCATCAAGTTCACCTGACCCAAATCCTTTTATTAAGTATCTAGACACATCTCCAACAGTCAATCCTAAATTAGAACCTACATTATAAAAACCATTAGGTTTTAATTCACAGACCAAGGCTAATATTCTTGCAAAAGTATCCACATCAATAAAATCTCTTATGTTGTAAGGATTAATATCATAAACAATTTTACCAGTATCTCTCAATTGATTCATACAGAACCCCATAAAAGACTTTCTATCTGGTTCGTAACCAAAAACATTAGAGGCTCTTAATATGGTACAAGATTCCATTAAATCCATAATCTTGTATTCGGATATTAATTTATTCTCACCATATCTATCATTTGGATTTAATTCTGATTCTTCATCATAAGTTTTTAAATCATTTGAGGTACCATAAACTTTTCTGGTACTTATCATAACATAATGCATACCGTATTGTTCTGCAATCCTAGCCAATTGAATATCTAAATCTTTTTCTTCATCATATACTTCGGTTCGATATTCATTTGTTATTGCACAATTTAATATGGTATTATACTCATTTAAATTTACTTTGTCAATATCTCCGTAAGATATTTTTTCGGCATCATTGATATTTTGGTAAGCTGTTTTAGCAATAAAACTATTCTTACCAACAATTAGTGTTTTCATACCCAATAGTATTTTTTATAGTTATTTACAATCTCAATTTGTTCAGGTTGTGTATTGACAAAATCATCATAATCATAACCAGTATTTTTATGGTGGTGCGTATCAGTCATAAATGGATTAACCGAATAGTCTTTACCACAAAGGAAATAATAGATAACCATGTAACAGTCCATATAACCAAGTGGGTCATATTGTTTTTGAAATGTGTCGTGGTTGATTTTAAACCATTGAATCACTCTATCATAGTTATCTAAGAAGGTCGACACCTTAAAGATTGATCCGCCACCACAACCATATTGATTTGTGATAGGTCTCTTGCCTGAAAATTCTGCGATGCTGTTTATAATGTTTTCTGGAATAATGTTGCCAATGCGAATATCATGGCCAGCCATTTCCCAATTCTTATCTATTGTAATTTCTTTTTTAATCCAAACATCATCTTCCATCATCATTATATGTGATGTATTGCTTTTTAGGCAAGCAATTTTAAATCTTTCAAACCATAACAATAGCTTTTCTAAGTTATAACTAGGATAACCAACTTTAACGGAAAATGGATAATAATCACAATTATTGACTATTCCAATTTCAGATAAATCATCAGCTGCATCTGAACCTAAAAAGTAATATGCATTAGGGTAAAATTTACGGACTTGTTCTACCATTTTTTCGGTAGATAATTTTTTACCTGCTGATGCTAAGTGACAAAAAGAAATATTAGACATTGGTGTCATCACATTAACCTATCTTTCCATGTTCTAGGAGTTTTATCTGAAATAATTTCAAGCGGATATGTATAGTCAAAAGGTTTTGGTCCTTTATTCTTAACATAATTCACAGTCTGTTTAATTGCTTCTTCTAAAGTTGTTTTTGTTTTATAGTTTAACAGTTTACGAGCCTTGTCAGCAGAACATGTGGCGTGTTTAACTTCTTTTGGTCGGTCTGGCATATGAATTGGTGGCCAAACAGTATCTTTTCTCATGTCGGTAGCATCTGCAACCAACTCAGATAACTTGGCAACAGTAATAGTGCCTTCATCAGGACCAATATTGATAATCTCAGAAACGATATTAGGATCTAATGCCATCTTCTCTAAACAGTTAATGCAATCACCAACATAAGAGAAACATCGAGTTTGTTCGCCATCGCCATAAATGATTGAAGGTTTATTCGACAGGTTGCGGTTAATCATAATACTCATAACATTACGGAATGGGTCATCGTATCTTTGGCGTGGACCAATAATGTTATGTGGTACGGCAATATTCCATTCCATGCCATGTGTTTCACACAACACTTTCAATACTTCTTCACCAGCAACTTTGGCGATACCGTATGGGTCTACTGGCTTAGGTATCATATCTTCCGTGAAAGGAGTTTGTTGGTTGCCATATCTCGCCATCGAGGTGCAATAGACAAATCGTTTTACTTTATTTTGAATAGCAGCAGAGATTGTTGATACACTCGCTTCAAAAATGTTTCGTGTAATAAAAGAGGGACTGAATATGGATAGGCCTTCATGTGCTGTTGCAGCAGTATGAACTACGATATCACAACCTTGCATGATATACGTCATTTTTTCATTATCGCAGCAATCGACAACATGAAGTTTAGCTTTCTTTGGAACATTATCACGATAACCACCAATCAAGGTATCATTACCAATGACTTCATGTCCCAATTCAATAAATCTATCCGCAAGGTGACTGCCTAGAAAACCTGCAAGTCCAGTAATAAAAATTTTCATTTATAATACTCGTTTAATTAAAGTCATTCCGTTACAGTTAGTTCTTCTTTCAACTAATTTCCATTCTGGATGTGTAGATAAAAATTCTTCAACAGCAGGCCAAACACCTCTTTCACCGCCTTGGCCAAAATCTCCAAATAATGTAGTATCGTGAAACAAAATGTATTTGCTTACACTGCTCGCATGGCGTTCAAGTTCAATTTTAACTTGTTCATATGAATGATAACTATCAACCAACATAATGTCAGTAGGCGCAATCGTTGTTGTTCTAGTATCTTCTACATGAAGTGTAACTCTACGACCAGCGGCAATAGCGGCATCGAAATATGCTTGAGTTTCAGGATAAACATTGATATCGTAACTATGCATTTCAATATCTTGTCGTAAAAATCCTCTGGTACTTTGTGCATAACCAATACCTAATTCTGTTGCATGAGTACATTCAGAAGTCAGTTCTGAAATCCAAGGCAAATGTTCATGCATATCTGTGTTTCTAACACAAGCGTCTTGATATTCTTTTTCAAAATCCATTTTTAAGTCCTATAAATAAAAAGTTGAGTTTCATCGTCTTGTCCATATTTTTGCTGGACAAATTTCTTCCATTCAGGTACACGATCATATTGGTGTACAATAATAAAAGGTTCACCGTCAGCTGTCTTAACAATACCATCTTCAAAAGTTGGCTCTTTTTCTGTTAAGAAAGGTCTAAAATCTTTAATCTTGGATGGGTCAACTGTAGTGCCTGCGTGACAAGCCCATGCATCACGTTGTTGAGCAAAGTATGTGGTGTCAAGATATGGTTGCGTTCCCAACAATACATTATAAACGGCTTGATCAACAATCGGAATAGGCCTATTGATAGCATTGGTAAAAATATTGAATACTAAATCTTTCACATATTCAGCTTTACCAGCAAGTGTTCCTACATTGTAGATTTCATTATTTTTAAATATGTTGTGAACATATGGTCCATAACATTGCATGAGGTTATCATTACCCCAAGGCTCATCTTTATATCTCATGCCTTCTGAACCAGCAATCAAAGAGAACTTAGGTCTGTTCTTAAAGAAATCATTCAACCATTCAAATGGATCACGTTGAAAGAAAACATCTTTAACATCAGTTGTTACAACATATCGAAATTTTTGATGATTGTCTTTTAGGTAGTCATATATTGAAAGGAATCTTAATACATGGACCGGAATATTTGCTTCAGGCATATCAACAATTTCAAAACCTTGTTCAATTAACCAATGCCTAGTTTGCAATGTTGCATTACCAACACACATAACTTTATGTGCATCTTTCATAGTTTCATTGATAGACAACACCCAAGGTTTTAATTGGTTAATACCGTAGTTGGTACAACCACCAATAATCAAATCTTTCACCATAAAAATAAATCTCCAGTAATCAAATACGATACAACAATTGATATCCTTTGAAAATTGGTTTTTTACCAATTTTTGTCATAAATTCGAAAATAAATCTACTTTTTCCTGCGGGCACACCTTCATTGTTATAAAAACTATCATCTATGCCAACAATTGAACCTTCTTTTAAAGATGCAATAATAGCGGTTAATTCATACATATGATGCAATCCCGATTGTAAACTTAGTTCAGGATTATCTAGGGGACAATCAAAACTATCCAAATATAAAAAGTCAATTTTTTTATTTTTTTGTAAAAATTCTTTATTTAAATTATGTAAATAGTTAACACTATCATCTAGTATAACATGACTGTTTTTAGATATCATTTTTCCAACACAATATTCATATGATGTTTGATTATTGTCAACAGTATAAAATTCTCCACCATGTTCATCAATAAAATGATCATATAGTAGACTACTTTGACCATCACCACTAAAATTATTTTCCAGTCTTGCACAACCAGTTTCAACGATAATTGGATTTTCAATTGCTTTTAGTGCATCAAAAATAACATCAAAACCGGATATACGTTGATTTAACAAATGCCTTACACTATCATAGTATCCCATATTAATTCTCCTATTGTTTTATCCAAGGCAATTTGCCTTTGTATTTTTCATTCATAACTTTATTGCCAAATTCAAAAAATGTGTCTTTAACCGAACCATCATTCCCAGCTAAACGATAATTTGTTGTGTATTTACCAGTGCAATCAAACTTTTTAAAATGTGTAGATAGTGCATTGAAGAATACACGATCTTGTCCCCATCCGCCATGCCACGCTGATGCTAATCTTATCGCAACCGAAGTTTTAATGCAATAGTTATTTGTATCAATATGATGGTAATCTTGAAAACATTTCCATTTACCTAATGATTCACAATCATCGTTACAAATATATAGGCCGTCTTTGTCTACGATTTTTCTTAGGCTATATGACCAATCAAGATTCTTTGAATTGATAGTGTCTACACAAGTTTGTACATGATTCTCATCAAACCAACAGTCCTGGTCAAGATATAACACATATTCGGTGTCAATCAAATGTGTGAATGATGCATAGACACGGTGACCATAAAAACCATTAGCACCGACATTTATTGGAAGTATACAAAGTTTTAAATTTTTATTACTGAGATAATCGTCTACAATTACTTTAGTTCTTCCGGTGTATTGGTCACCATCACACACCACATAACAAGTTGTTGGATATGTTTGATTCAAAACACTTTCAATTGCTTTACGCAATTCTGGTGTTCCTGTTGTTGGTATAATCACTGTTGCTGTCATAATATATTCCTAATTTTAAGATACTTTTATAAATGGAGCACTATTGTCTGTATTAGATAAAGCATAACCTAAAGAACCTCGTACAAATGCATCTCTTTTCTCTTTAGTTGTTGACATTAAAATATCAATCAATTTAACGCCCAAATATTTAGAAAAGATTTTGTCAGAAGATACATCTGGTGATTTTGCTGTTTCCATAAAAGCGTCTTTAGACATTCCCGGTTCTGCATATTTGGAAAACATTGTATATAAATCTTCAATCAAATCAACACTTTTTGTTCTAGCTTTATTAACAATTGATTGTTGGTTTGGTAATTGTTCCAGATTTAATTCTTTGAGTTGTAAATTAATAGGTCCATATGCTATCTTACCATATTTTGCAACAGCTCCAATTAACTCTCCTTGCCATCCAGAAAGATCGGCAAAAGATCGTAGTTGCATTTGAACTTCATCATCACCTTTACCAAAAATGTAAACATCCTTAGAAGATAAAATATTAGAATCTTTTTTATCAGCTTTAACTTTAAAGCCATTCCATTCCATTGGTACTCTTTTTTCACCAACATTATAATTTGTTTGGTGTATTGTGTTCAGAGTTTTCTTTAAAGAAATACCAATCAAATCTCTATCTTTCAAAGCATTCAAAAGTTCTCGATTTAAACAGTCTACGGTCTGACAGATGCTTAAATCTAGTTTATAATTCTTTTTCACAACCCATATATCAGCAGGAGACCATTTGTTGATGTTTGCAAATGGAACTTCCATTTTTTTATTCAGTTCCGAAAATTTTTTATTAATTGTATCAACTAAATCTGAACCACGGTGAAAAATATATTCACCCTGGTCAAATAATCCATCAACCAAAAATTTTGCTGTTCTTTCATAGTGTTTTAACCATTGCTCATCGGTTTGTGATATCATGTTTTTATCGGTTTCATCAACAGCATACAATGATTTAACATCTTTATAATATTTAACTACAGAATCAATATCAGCTACACCGTACTTTTTATACACAGCACACCATAAACAAACAGACGATTCATTCATTTTTGTATTTTCTGCACCAGCACCCGATCCGCCGCCACCGCCAAGGTCTTTACTTTTAGAAATGTTTTTTAAAAAATATCTTTTATTGTTTTTATCTTTTAAAACAACAGCATTGTATCCTTTATTATCACCTGGCAATAAACCTGCAATTTCATCATACACAGATTTTTCAAATTTAAAAACAACTGGAGGACCATTAGACATTTCAAAAGCCTCTTCATTTTTGTACTTATTAAGTATAACGAGTTTTCTATCCGGTCTAGAACCTGTTGGTTGTTTAAAAAAATCTTGTGCAGACAATGCGGCCATAATATCACCTTATAATTTGTATCTCCTTACCTGAAGTCCACACTTCAAGTTCAGTTCTCAATCTACCTTCGGTCTTGAGAGTTTCGTACCTATTTATGGCTTTATTTTTCCACCATTGTACAATATTTTCTAGTTCAAACTTATCGTAGTTTTCTTTATCTTTAATGAGTGTATCAGTTTTGCAACAGATATAGTCTATGTAATTACTAAAACCATAGTTTGAAATATAATACCGTTTTTGTTCTGTTAGTTGTTTCGCTTTCAAGATTGTTGCATTAAAACTATCACCTTCTGGTGTTCCTTTTAGTGCAGCCTTAGCCAAAGAAATAATCTTCATAGAGATTTTTAATTTCTTGCTTGATGCATCATCTTCGACCAAAGGACCGACTCTACTTTGAACAAAATCACGTAGGTCAGAATATGGTTTGCCGTGCATCATAGGCAAAAAATCCGAATCTGTTAGACCTTTGTAACGAATGAATGGTTTCATACCATCATACTGTGAAACTTGCTTAGATGAACCATACAGACTGGTAGTTTCAAACAGGCATAGGTTCATTCCATATTTCTTGTTGACAATCTCACGTACTGTATGTGAGCAACAGATTGCTGCTAGTAGTTTACCACCAAGATAATTAAAACCAAATGGTTGTGCAGGAACAATTACAAAACCCATCATTGCAGAATTATTGAATCTTTTGCCCCACTCAGGTTTTTGTGTAAACACTTGGCCAAGCATTTCATTTCTTGGTTTGCAGTTGATTACAGGAGAAGCCAATCGAATGAATCCTAGATACTTTCCAGTCTTTCCTTCTTTAACAGCCAAGTGAATGCTTCGACCAACAGGACGGATATTGATATGTGATGAGGTAATGTTTAGAAGTGTTTCCCAAGTCTCGTTTGGTATTTCACAAACTTGAATATCCATATCATTGGGATGCATAGAGAAATCTGAAAACAAATCATCTTCAGGTAGAAACAAAGACGTTGGCATTTCTGCCAACGAATTCAATTTCTGGTCACGCATGTACTCATCAATGCGATCAAAATTGCCAAAGTAATCTTCAAAGGCCTTTGCACAATGAATGGCATCTTCTTTAGTTAGCATTATATCTTAAATCCTTCAAATGATTTTTTTGCTTTCATTTCTCTATCACCAAACGTATTCAAAGGTTTATCATTGCCTGCATCAGCAAGACCATCTTGACCAGATTGTTCAACATCATAAAGTCTCATCTTAGACCGATCAACACCAATAGTAAATCGTTTATAATATGTAGGATCATTATAACGATTCTTCAATTGCTTGACCATCAATTGACCAAGTTCTTCTAAATCTTCGGATGTAACCAAGGCAAACATAAAGTCGGCAGTCGCAGGCAGACCAAACGATTCACTAGTGTCCTCAAGACCAGGATCAGAGGAGGTGAATCCACTTCTTGTAGTCTGTGTCGCACTCACGATTGGAACATTATACTCTACGGCGAGACCACGGAGTTCTTCTGCAATAGACTTGACATATGTGTAAGAGTTAATATTCGCTCCAGCCTTAATCCTCGCTGAACAGCAAATATTAAGATAATCAATAAAAATGATATGTGGAACAAATGACTTTTTCAAATTCAATTCATTCAGCAATGTTCTGAAATGTGTTGCAGATGCTGATGCTGTTGGATACTCTTTGACAATCAATTTACCAGTTACTTTAGATTTAACTTTTGCAACTTTCTTGTCATACATATCTTTCGGCAAACTCATCAAATCATCCAATGCAACATTAAGCAAATTTGCATCAATACGTTCTGCAATTTTCTCTTCAGCCATTTCCATAGTGATATAGAGTACGTTAAAACCTTGTGACATAGCACCAGCAGCAACGTGACACATAAAGAGAGACTTACCAACACCAGTCCCAGCAAGAGCAATATTAAGTGTCTTGTTAGGGAGACCTCCTTTGGTGATTTTGTTAAAGTAGTCAAGGTCGAATGGGATTCGTTCTTCTTTTCTGTGGTAGAATTCATATCGTTCATCACTATCCTCTAAGTAATCATGGCCAACAGATGTATCAAAACTTATTGCAAGGGCGTCTGATAGTATCTTCGGAATCTGACCTTTATCATGGGTTTTGTCTTTTCCGTCAAGAATTGATATTGACCCCAAGACTGCGTTGTATATAGCTTTCTCTTGACAGAATTTTTCTGTCTTGTCGATAAGCCATTGCTCTTGCGATATTTCTCTGCTAGACTCAACAATTTCTTTGAGATAAGTTTCGGACTTCTCCAATTGCTCATCTGTGATATCACGCCTTTCTTTGATGGCCAAACCAAGTGCTTCAATCGGTGTCGGTAAATTGTAGGTAGTTGTGAACTGTGTAATTTCATCGAAAATCATCCTCTCGGTTCTGTCTGTGAAGTATTCACTCTTTATGAAAGGAAGAACCTTTCGAAGATAACTCTCCGAGTAAATCAGGTTCTTCAATATCGTCTGTTCCAGTTTCATCTATAATATCCTCATCAAGATTGGCAGACATTAATTCTACCAAGAAATCGCCTGCATATTGCTTAAAACCGGCATCATGTTCCAGTTTTTTAGGCTTCATCAAGTTACATTCTAACACATAGTAAGCAAAAAGTAAATGGGGTACACCATCTTTTTCTTGAAAAGATACCTTTCCATATTTAAATACGGTATCTTTGTATTCCCCACTTAACAATTTGATGTGTGCAATGTCTGCTTCTTCTTTTGGATAAATGAAGCAATAATCTATGCCTTCAATCATTCATCTTCATCCTGCAT